GTTGTTCCGTCCATACCCATAGCGTTAAGATCAACATTAATGATATTAGACTTTCCGCCTGTTTGTTGTCCTGTCTTTGTGTCGTCAGGTATTGTGCCAATAATAACGTTAGGAGAATTGTTAGCTATATCAGTAACAGTAACATTGTTGTTAGGCGGTGTTCCGTCATTATCATTTTCAGTATTAACACTTGTTGTATCCGTTTGTTCTGTTGTATCTCGCAACGGAATAACTTCACTACCATAAGCGTCGTTAACCAATTTTGCCCGTTCTACCGTCCAATCTGCATACCAATACTTTGGTCCATTAACTGCCTCAAATCCTGCATTGGTTAAAGCGGATTGTGTTTGTTCGCTAGGCTTTTTATTGAAGAATACAGCAATTCTATCGCCGTCAAGTAAATGCGCTGCCTGGATTTTGTCTGTAATTTCTGTTGTTTCTTGCTTAGTTTTCCTACCTACAACCTCCTTGGCGTAGCCCCATGTTTCGGGACTGTATTTAGCATAATAGACCTTAGCGCCTGTTGAATACCTAAAGCCTTTTGATTCCAACTCTTTTACAGTAGCGTCGGATGGTTCTTGTGTGAACGCTATTTCGACGCTATTCTTTGGTTTGTTGATCTTGGCAGTAGCGACTTCGCCGGTTACTGGTTCTAAATCAATTTCCTGAGTGGAATCTTGTTTCGTATTTTCTTGGTTTATCCGTTCTTGCTTGCGCCGTTCAATCGCTGCAGCTACTTCTGGACGCATACCTGACTGTTGCGTCTGTGCAGGCTGTTGTCTCAATCGTGTAATCCTGCTCGACAACTCCGATGGTTGCGTAGGTTGTTCTGTCACCGCAGGAGTGTTTGCTATCTCTTGACTGTTTCTGTATGCCGCGAAGAGGTTTCTTGTGTCTTGCGCCGCGCCTTGAATATCTCCAATGTTTGCCGTGCTACCGGTGACATTTCCGCGTAAATCTTGTCGGACTGCACCGCTGATTTTGGACTTGATTTCTTGGATTCCATTGATTGCACCCTCCAAATCATTAAATAGTTCCGTTGTAGCTTCTTCTGCCATTATACCAAAGTTTGGATCAGTATAACCATTTCGCAGGTGATCTACTGCTGTTTCGCGCAAAATATATTCCCACTCAGGATTGTCCTTTTGTGTTTCCTTGTATGGCTTGCCTGTCGATTGCTTGTAAAAAGCAAGCGCGTCTTTATACCACTGATAATTAAGGCTTACACTACCAACAGCAAAATTATCCCCATTTTTCTCGCCGTTGGGATCGGTACGCTGCGTAACTCCGCCTTTTTCATATCCTTGCTTCATTTGTCCGCGCAACACAGTAAGATATTCGTTGATCATTTTATTGCGGGAGTTTTGCAGTTCAACGGATACCATTTCGATAGGCGTATTGTAACTATGAATCAGATCAACAAACAGTTTTTCAAAGTCGTCCAGCGCTTCATACTCACGCTGTAAAGCACTTTCCATGCTTTGCTGTTCAGCAACGTCAAACTTTTTACCGGCAATAGCAGCAATGGTATCTATTAAGGATTGTTTACCCTGCAGCTTTTCCCGATTGTCATAGTATTCTGTCGGCATAAATCCTTGCGATACTTCTTGTGGTGCATTTTGCAGAGCGTATTGAGCGTAGCTTTTTGCCCGGATCGGATTTCCCATTTGAATAGCAATGTTAGCAGCAGCAGCATAATCTTTCCGCTGAACAGCATCAGCCAACTGCCGACGAAACATGCTCTTTTCTGTGGCAGCGTCAAACTTTTGTCCAGCTACCTGACTTAGTGTGCTGATTAATTGCTGCCGCTTATCAACGGTATCTGTTCCCATTTGCACAAGAGTATTTACAAACGCATTACGCTCTTGTTGTAACTGCGAAGCCTGTTGTCCGGCTGTATCGAATTTTTGAGCCGCTACAGCGTTCATAGCGTTTACTAAACCTTGTCTCTGTTGCTGCGCCTGCACGGTTTGTTGTTCTGCTTGGTCAAACTTCTGCGCCGCTACGGAGTTGAGCGCGTCAATTAAGCCTTGCTTAGCTACCACCTTGTCCGGTTCAGTATAATACTCTGCAGGCATAAAAGGTTGTTGCTCGTTATTGGTTGCACCTTGCGTTTGTTGATTTAAAGCAAGCACATACCGTCCATGGCTGGTTAGGGGAGAAAATGTGTTGTTCTGTTGGTCGTATGCTATGTCGCCTGTTTTTATAGCTTCAACGATTTTGGAAACATCAGCATTAGGAATATTGCCACTGTCGTTAGTGGTGTCTTTTGTAGCACTATCAGGCGCAATGTTGTTTTTAACAACAGCAGTGCGATCTTGTTCTTTTTGCTCAAACAAACCATACTTATTGCCTATCTCCACAATTCCATCTTTGCCTTTTTCCATAGCGCCCATAAGGAAATTAATCTCGGCGGGATCGTTGCTGGTGTTTATGCGTTCTTCGGCAATCTGCTTGATTGTATCAACTTCGTCCTGTGTTATCTCGTCAATACCGATTCTGTTGTTTGTAGTGCCTTCTCTTGCAATAGCGGGAGATGTACTATCAGGAGTGCGAGCTGCACTTATTGGAATATCAGCACCAATATTAGCCATGCCGTTTTTCATGCCAGCAACATAGTTCTCTACGGAATCGCCATAGTATCCACCACGCTTTAGCGCAGCAGCAAATTCTTCTGGTGTTTTTGCGTCAAATACGCCGTCGTTTTTATAGTATTTGAGGTAGTTTGCATAGTAGTCTGCATATTGTTCCGGCGTGTCAAAGTTCATATAGTACATGTCGCCATCAGGCTGCTTCATGCCGTTTGGAGTAGATTGCGTAAGTCCGCCAAAGTTATTATTTTCTTTAGCCAGGGGAGAAGTAAACCCTTCTGTTTCGTGATACCATTGCCCATATATAAATTCAGCAGGAATACCAGTTTTATCTGACACCTGTTTTGCCAAATCATAATACTTGTTGCCTACAATATTATTGTTTGCAGGTTGTGTTGTTGCTTCGTTCGTCGTATTTGCTTCGGGAAGATTATTGAGTATGTCTTGCGCCTTATTAATTCCGCGCCCAGCAACATGAAATACGCCGCCTCCAATAGCGCCAAGGGCGGCAGCCTGTTTGACTTGCTCTACATCTATCTGCTCATTCTTTGCTACCGACGGTATAGTTTCCTGTCCGCCTTCTTCTGCGCCTTCAAAGCCCATATTAAGACCTAACGCACCGGCGCGAACCGCTAATTTACCAGCAGCACCATTGGGTAGGTATGGGATTTTACCAAGCGCCAAGACATTCTGCACAGTATCGCTGCCGGTCAGTAATGCTAGATTCGCTTTGCGTACATAGTCTCTGATTGCTTCTGCTTCCTGCTTTGGGCGACCTTCTTTGAGAGCCTCTTCGTAAGCGTCATGCGCTTCAATTTCTGCCTCTGGTAACGCTTGTGCCGGTGCAATAGCAGCCGAAGCAGCAAGCTCACCCGCAAGCTGCCCGGCCTTGTCGCCAAGTTTAGGAGCAACAGTACCATACGCCGACATTCTTGCTTGCAGTGCAGACGGTGATCCACGCATAGCAGCAGCAGAAGCAGCAGCCAAACCAACCATTTCCGGTGCCATCTGACCAACGCCTTGCACTGCCCAAGGAAGCGTCCACGGCTCAGTCTTGACTTCATTGTCTTTCTTTAGCTGCTCACCATATTGGTGCATTGACTTGCGCCATTCAGGTACATTTTGCATCCATTCTTCGTCTGTGTACTTAGTTGGTTTTGCCATCATAATCAATGCTTTGTCGTCGTCTGAAAGAAGTCTACCAAATCCATATTTTAAACTCTTGGTAAATAAACCATCTTCGGTACTTGTAGGGTCAGTTGCGGCAGGAGGAAGGCTATAGGCATATCCTTCCGCCATATTAGTCAGATTAGAGCTAATTTCGGGAGAAGAAACAGAAGCGCCGCCGGTAGCAGGCAGCGCTTTATTATCAGGCAAGTTATTATTGCTCGGCAAACTGTTTAAGATATCGTCAACATTTTTCTTTTGCGGAAGCGAATTAAGTAATTCATCTAATGTAGGCATTTCTCAATCCCCCTTTAGTAAAGCCATGAATCGTAAGTATCTCCATAGCCTTTTTCACGTAGTTTTTGCTGTATCTGTTCTTTTTTAGCTCCTGCTGCATACGAACTTCTAATCCACTGTCCCACAGGATCGTTATTGACGTTATCAGTTTGCTGTTGTTTACTAAAATACTGCGGATATTCTTTTGCCAGTATGTCATTTATTCCGCTATGAATATTTTTCTTTTCTTTATCAATTGCTTCAAGTTGCGCGCTGATTTCTTTCAGTCTTTCATCTCCAGGCATAAGATTTTTCGCCATTGTAATTAATCCAGTGGCTGTATGATCTAGGCTTTGGATTTCTAGCCGTTTTCCATTGATATAGTCTTTGTAGTTGCTTGTTCTTATCAACTCGTCCTGTTTTTTCCAGTCACGTTTAATTTGTTCTTGTTTAAGCGCAAAATCTTTTTCATACCGGTTAGCGTCAAAAGCAAACTTTTCTTTCTGTAAGTTAATATTGGCGCTTGCTTCTGGTGAAAGTTGAACGTTTTCCCTGCTGCCGTTTTGTACGCTTACATTCCCCGTAACCGGGTCTGTCTTAATGTAGTTATAGCCGGTTTGAGCGCCGTTAGTAAACTTGTCAACCTTAATATCAGGTCGGATTGCTTTTAAGAAATCAAATCCAGCTCCGCCAAGTTGGTCAATTTGTGAAGCAAGAGAAATAACCTTGTTTCTTCCTTCTTGCGTACTCGCGTCGGTTGAAGCTATTTGCTGCTTAATTTCAGCAATTCTCGCATTGGAAACATCCTTAATCTGCGCTTGGAGTAGCGGCATGAGGGCTGTCATAGTTTCCTTGCTGATTCCGCTATTTGCCATTGCAGTATAGGCGTTAACAAGCGCTGTAGACGGCGTAAAGTTAGAGTAAAACTTCTCTTGTGCTGCTTTTTGTGCAGTTGCTTGCGCCTGTTTTTGCAGCGCTCCGTCTTGGTCAATCTCTTTTAGTGATAATGCTATTGGTTTGTAATTAGGAGCTTGTGTAACTTGCTGCGAATCCTGCAGCGTATTGTCGGCACCAAGTCCAGACAGGTCAACTCCTACCTTACCAGCTAATCCTCTCCACAGTTGCCCTTCCTGTATAGCCTGTTGTTTTTTCGCTTCCCACTGCGTTTTCTCGGCATTGTATTGGTTTACTAAATCCGGCGTTACGCCATCAGCACCTATGGCGGAATTAATGCGTTGAATGTTTTGATCGGCAGCGTCGTAGTTGCTTTTAGCAGTTATGATTTTTTGCGTAGGGTCAGCACCAAGAACGTTTTGTCCATACGTCCCTTGCACTACATTGTTAGCAGCAGCCTCAACGTCAGCTTGTGTTGCTGTCGGTTTTAAGACACCCATAGCATCTGTTAGCGCTTTTACGCCTCTTTTACTTTCTTCTTCTTGTTGTCGTTTTAGTCGTTGCTGGTTCCAGTCATTTACTAAACTACCGATCAACGCCTGTGTTATAGTCCCAGGTTTCTCGTCAACACGAATAACTTGCATTGCTTATCACCCCCCGAAATATTGGAGGCCGTTATTAAGTCCTCCTAGAAAATCTCGTCGCCTTTTTTCTTCGGCTAATTCTAGCAGCGCTTTATTGTTTAACTCATTGTATCCAGCATACGGTTCGTTTGCGGTAGGAAAAAACGATAAACTTTGCGCGAGACTAGGATTGACAATAGAACTCGGCGCATAATACGGAGCTACGTTTGCAGGATTGTAATTTTTGTTGATTCCTTGCGGTTCTTGATTACCACCTGCTTGCACAGGAGTTACTTCTCCACTCATTGGAGTAACTTGATCTTGTTTTTTCTTTCCACCAAACAAACCGCCCATACTTTTTCCGGCAACTTCACCGAAAGACATTTTATCTCCGCCGGTTAATCCAGCACCAGCGTTTTGCGCTATCCACATGGTTGCCAATTGCGTGAGAAATCCGGGGCTGTCTTGTTCTTGAATAACTCTCAATTAAAACAGCCCCTTTCCGCTTTTTTGAATAAATGCTGAACTGTTGTTGTTCAGATTTCCAACAGCGTTAAGTACGTCTGTTCCGTTAGCACCAAGATTCTTTCCTGCAGCAAGGCTAAGATAGTTTGCTGCATTTCCAAAGCTTGCCTGATTAGCGGTAGAACCAAGTGCAAGCGGCTGATAAACTGCCTGTTGCTGCTGCTGTAATAATCCTGATTGTGTTTGTAAGTCCTTGGAGTAATCGGCAGACATTTGCGCTGCCATATTCTTTTGCATCGAATCAATCGACTTGTTGAGAGAGCTGCCGCCGATTATGCCTCGTTTAGCAGCATTAGATAATGTAGAACCAAACGTATTGTTATACATTTGGTTGTAGTAGTCTTTTTTACTATCTGTATATGAACTAGGTAATTGACCAGTTGCGAGCTGATTAACGCCATTGATATTGTTAGCTAGTGCAGTTTGCGCATTGCCGTATAGCTGAGAATAATTTGGTGTTACAACATTGTCGAGTGCAGCCGTTCCTGTTCCAACAAGCCGATTGATGGCCGGTTGCAGCGAATCAATATAAGCGCTTTGTTGTTCGATTAATTTAATTTCCTGCGGTGTAAGATCGCGTTGTACCTGCTGTACTCCCCCGCCGCCTTTACCCATAAATAATCACTCCTTATCTTAAAATGGGCATAAAAAAACAGCCCCATTGGCCGCTACCTTAGATTTGATATATGTCCTTTTAAAACGAAATACCTGCGTCCTTCATGAGTGTAGTCGTATTCTGGAAGTCTAACCATAGACCATTTTCTAATATGGCCTTTTGGATCACGCTGCGTCGTTGTCACGATCCACTCTAATTTTTCTTTCTCCATGATTTCTTTTATAAACGGTACAAAATTACTAAAACTTCTTGCATACGTTTGCCGTATTTCAAAATACCTAATGCCGTCTTTTTCACCAATGCGCCATGTCATAAATTCATTAGTTGGCAATACTTTTAAATCTTCATAACCAACATTCCATTCAAATTTCTCGCCGTTTGTTAGTCTTTCATAATCAGTAACAGCTTCGTAAAATGAATTAAGTTTCATGCAATCACCTACAATACAACAGTTTCCATTAAAATATGACCAAAAGATAATTTGCTGGTTGTGCTAAATTCAACATCAACAACCTTGCTTTTTATTTGAAAGCGTAAGTCTGACGTTTGCGGCGCATTTGCCCAGGCGAATAGTATAGGTACTCCATTTATTTTGATTGTTGCAGAACAACTAGCAGCAGAATCAACAGACACAGCCATTCGTTTTACTAGAATATCTTGAATGGATTTAATTTGTTTTGATTTAATTTTTGCTGTAATCGCTGTGCCGTTATCTGTACTATAATTTTGTGACCAATAAAAAAGGCTGTTGCCACTAGCGACAACAACCTCGGTAGGTGATTCCACAATATCTACTATTGTTTGCGGGAAATTAAGCAACGTAAAGGCACCAAGTAAATAGTGATAAGCAAGTATTTTACCGCCTTCGTATGGCCTGATAAGCATTTGCTTTTTTCTTGGTAGGTTCCAGATAATAGGATGATATACTTGCTTTGCTAATTCTCCATTTACCTTTGCACCAAATTCTCTATTCTGGAAGTTACCATACTCAGTAGAAGTAGATAAGCTGCGAAGTCCTTGCTTACTCATGTAAATCAATTCGCTGCCTAAATTTGTCACGCCAAAACGATATACAAAATCACTGTCTTTCGCTACTTGGAATACAGATTGACCGTCAGGAGGTTCACCAGCCAGTTGAAATATCTTGCCGTTACTTTTAAATACAATAATGTCAGTAGCCAATGGATGAACGCCAACAATATCTCCACCGTCTTGATAACCAATCGGAGTTTCTTTTGCTGTAGAATCATCGTTTGGATCATCTGTCCAGCCTGTTATATCTCCAATAGCAGAGTAAACAATATCGTCTGTTCCTGTTTTTGTTACAGCTAATCTGCCAAACCGTTCAAATACATCATCACATAAAGGCGATTCCAGTATTGTTGTTAAGTTTGTATAGTCATAGGACTGTAACCTGTCTCCACTAGCAATTATTACTTTTCCGCCATATTTGCAGCACACAGGACGAAGATCGCCAGACAGTTTTCCTAATAGTAGCGGAGTGTTACCAATTATATATTTGTAGGCATCTTTGTTTTCTAAAAAAACCAGATAGTCGTTCATTTCGTAGTCATAAAATACTGCTTTAATATTGTCGGAGAATGTAACAAAAGGAGCAGATAAACCGCCCCTTGTCATTAATCTATCTCCGTTTACATCAAACTCAAAGTTCTCTAAGTTTCTAGCTTCGTTATCTGCCAACATATCGGCGGGAGAATAAAGATTAATCCCACCACGCAGATCGGTAATGTTAAACGGTCTTACGTTTTGATGTTTATTACTCAGTCTTGCCAAACTACACCCACCACCTCAAAAACCATACTAAACCACCTAGCGCAGTAGCAATAGCATCTATGGATTCTGGTGTTCCTTTACCTGTTATACTATCTCTAGCCTCTTTTAAAATTCCAGCTACAAAGGCAACACCAAAACCAGTCCAGGGGTCAAAAAAAGAGGCTATAAAATAGCCCCCAAGAAAATGAACCAACTTGTCAATATGTTTATTCAGAAACTCAATCATTTCAACACGTCCCTATTGCGAGTAATCGTTCTTTAAGCCCATCGCCGCTGCAATGTTCACCAGTACCAAGATAGCTCTGCAGACTGGCATTATAGTCAGTGTGTGTGATTTCTCCGGCTTTCAGCTTTCGGGCTAATCCCGTCAATCGCCTAAGCATCTTTACTTTTGACTTGCGCTTCATCCTCATTTTTGCTGGCCAGATTCGATACCCGCAAAACTCCACTCCCTGACTGATTGTCCTGATGCAGGTTTTGTTGTTGAGGGATAATTTGAGCTGTTCTTTTAAAAATCGGTCAATCGCGTCTTTGTACTGCCACAATGATTGCTTATCGTGATGTAGTATCAAAACATCATCCATATACCGCACATACTGCTTGATTTGCAGTCGATGCTTTGCGTATTGATCCAGCTCGTTGAGATATAAATTGGCAAACATTTGACTGGTTAGGTTGCCGATCGGCATGCCGATGCCGCCGATCCGCGCGCCTGTAAAACCGTGATCGCCAAGACCTAGCCCAAAGGGAGTTTCGCTTCTGATGATCGTCTCCAGTAACCAGAGCAATTCGCGGTCAGCTAGTATTCGCGACAAGATACCAGTTAGAACATCATGGTCAATGCGATAGAAATACTTTGCTATGTCCATTTTTAGCACATAGACTTGGCCACACTGCCTCGATAAGCGCCTGAGCCAATACTGCACTTTCGCGACGGCCTTGTGCGTGCCGTAACCAACTCTGCAGGCGTAGCTGGTATTGATGTATCTTTTATCCAGCAGCGGATTCAGTACCCGATAAATCGCCCACTGAACGACACGATCCTTGAAAGGCAAGGCCATGATGAGGCGCTTCTTGGGATCATGCACAAAAAATTCGCGGTATCGCCCAACTTGATAGGTCTGCCAAATAAGCTCGTTTTGAATTTCAATGAGATTCTGTTCTAGGTTGCGCGTGAAGTCCAGCACTTCGCGGCGATAGCGCTTGCATTTCCTTGCTTGCCGATACGCTTCGTATAGGTTTTCGAAATCATAGATTTGCTGATATAGGTTTGATAGTTTCTTCAATGTTTCTCACTAACGCCAGGCGTGACATGGTTCGCTTTCGCTACTAACTGCCTTCCTGGCAATGTTTGTTTTTGCCTGAGCGGCAACGGAAGAATGCCCCTTTATCCCCTAACACTGGACGGCAGCCCGTAAGCATGCCGTCTTCTGGCGAGTAGGTAGAGCGGAGCGAAACCCGATGTTGTTGTTCGAATTCGACCGTGCATTGTTGAGGTTCAGATTGAACACACCTGCGGTAGACGAGTTGTTCCAGTTGCCGCCGCGGATCGCAATTATTAGGCATTCTCCCAAAAATGAAGCTAGGCAGTGGCTTTAATCCAACCACCTAGCATTTTACCGATCTCTGTTGTCATTCCTGACAGTATTTCGTATCGCTTGATTGGCAGATATCGCATATCCAGCCCTAAACGGATATAGTGCCTGAGCAGCTCTAGCTGCACGTCAGCATCTTGGAGTGTCGTCTTTTTGTGATATCTCTTATTGGCGACAATGATAAGACGGAGCAGATCATGAGCTGCTTCCTTGGTATCGTTCGCTAGTGCGTACTTTTCGCTTTTTGGATACTGCTTCAAGCTGTCATAGAGATAGGCGAACATGTCATAGGTTTTCTGCAGTATTTGTAATTCGCTCATTGCTTCCTTTCCATAAGGGCGGGCTATCGCCCGCCCGTCAGATTACAGGGTACAGATTACAGAACACTAGGGGACGAAAGCGGAGCGAAAGCCGAAGTCGCCGCTCGAAGCCGACCGTGCAGCGTAGAGGTACAGATCGAACACGCCTGCATACGACGAGTAATGCCAGCTGCCGCCACGGAACGCGACGCGCTCGCCCGTAACGGTAATATAAAAATAATCCCCGCCGTATGTGTCAGTATTATCAAGCGGTGTCAGTGCAAGCAGTTTTGTGATATTGGGAGCTGTAGCACCGCCATCTAAGACAACGTCCTTAAATCCTTTGTTGCCGCTAGGGTATTTTAGCGTTAAATCAACCTGGTATGTCCAGACAACCGTTCCGTCTGTCACAGTATCGGCATCTGGCCATGTTGGTTGTGTAGAGCCAGACGTACCGGCAGTAGTACAGATGTATGTTTTCCCGTTCCCTGGAGCAATAACGGTATTGAGCGCATAGGCCGTGCCTGTTACCCACTTTGTATAGCACAGTGTGCCGCTTTGGAGCATGGAACGCCATTCGGTACTGGTTGCCGTCTGATCCTTGGTATTGTCAGCAGCATTATTGTCAGCCAGCACCTGGATCTCACCGGCGTTAATACGCATACCGCCCGACCACTCCCAGATGTTGCCGTTCAGGTCGTACACGCCAAACGGTGAGCCGTCGTTTGTCCATCCCAGCGGCCCTGAGCCGGTCAGCACGCGTCCAATATATTTCGTGCCGCTTGAATCGTACCAATAGCTTGGCACACCTTTTTCTGACGTCACGCCGTGATCGGAGCCGTAGGTGTTGTTCCCCCTCGGCATAAACCCGCGCGACTTACAGAGCAGCGCAAGCGCGGCCCATTCGGCGTTAGTCATTAAATGCCAGCCTGTGCCTTTTTGCTTGCAGTGTATGAGTGCCTGGTCGAAGGTTGTGTAAACTGCCGGGTCAACACCTTTTAGGCTCAACGCTCTCGATGACGATCCGCTGCCAACCACGATATTTTGATATTTGCTGATATAGATGGTCGGCTTTGTTGCTCCATTGACGATAAAAGCAGGATGGGGATAATTGCGCGCCCCTGTCAAAACATCAACTTCCTTGAATAGAGGCATAGCAACCATGACAGATGGATAGCCAAGATCATCATACATAACCGTATTCCGCCCAAAACTGGCATCTTCAATCTTTTCGCGCCATGTGCGCTGCTCCGCTGCATCTGTGATGGCGCCGCTGCGCAGGTAGCGATTTGTTAGTGATGTTTCAACGGCGTCAATTTTTTGTTTAAGCTGAGCGACTGTATAAGGCCCACTAACGTATTTCATTCATCATACCTCCATCTGGCTGCACAGGCTGCGGAAACAAGTGCGCATAGTTGCGGCGCAAATCAGCAACAAAAAACGGCAGATAAGTAAGTGCTGCTTGCTCGCCGCCGTCTACTTTGATGTGTTCAGTAAGTTCTACACCTTCATCAGCGAAAGATACCCCTAAGATGGATACGTTCTCACTTGCTGTTATTTCGTATATCACGCTTCGTACACCTCCACCAATATCGCCGCACCTTCACTTCTTCCGTATAACGTAACAGCAATATATGGGTCAAAAGTTTCTTGTATCATTGCTCCTGGTTCTAATGCAATCCCTTTTCCGTTGGCAGGTGTCATGCCTGTTTCACCAATTCTTGCTCTAATAGCAGGGTCAGTGTTTTTAATTGTAATTTGTCTAAGATTGGATTTGCTATTGAGAGCGATTGGTGTTTCTGTTAGGGTGACGATGCGGGTTACAGGGGCGGTGATCAAAGGCGATACAAATGCCTTGATGTTAGGATTAGCGTTTATGCTGATCATGTTATACCTCCTAGCTCTCCATTAGTCCACGTAAGAGTGCGGGTAGTGGTGCCGTTGCTCATCGTTTTTACAGTACCGTCCGTATTGTATGACAGTGTGTAAGTCGTTCCTGCAATGACGATGGTATTTATGGATCCGTCTGCATTTCGCGTGATGGTCAGTTGTGGCATTGGCTCAATAAGGGCAACAGCGTTGAGCGCTTCTTGCTTTTGCTGAGTAGCTGTGGTGGCAGAGTTCGCCGCATTGGTGGCTGATGTTGCTGCGGCCGTAGCAGAAGCCTGTGCTTGACTTGCACTTCCAGCAGCATTTGCTTTATAGGTATTAGCTTCATTCTTATACGATAGTGCAGCAAGTTCACTGGCGGTTACGCTAGTTTGTATAGCGGTAATATTATTTTTCATATTGGTTACGTTTGTTTGAGCTAATTGCGTAGCAGCTAATGAATCACTTGCTGATGTAGCAGCAGTTTGTGCTGCGGTAGCATTTTGCTGCACACTATCTAAATAGGTACCGGCTTCCGTTGCCGACTGTGCTGCTGCATTTTTATTAGTTAAAGCCTGTGTTGCACTTTCCGCTGCTGCTATCTTACTTGACAACGCAGAACTTGCACTAGCTGTAGCAGATAACTCAGAAGCCTTAGCATTGTTGGCAGATACAGTAGCCTGATCTTTACTACTAGAAGCACTTGTCTCACTTGCCTTAGCATTGGTTTCGCTAGTCTTAGCGTTAGTTTCACTGGTAGCTGCTGCGTTCTTAGAAGATAAGGCAGCACTAGCAGAAGTAGCTGCGTTGGTAGCACTTGTAGCTGCATTTGTTTCGCTTATCTTGCTGTTGGTTTCGCTAGTCTTTGCAGCGCTTTGATAAGTGAAGGCAGCGCCAGCAGAAGTAGCTGCGTTGGTTTCTGATACTTTTGCATTTTGTTCTGATATTAATGCGTCATTAGCAGCGTCCAAGACATTTGGAACTTGCATATTGAACGATACATTCATTCTATTGTCTGGGTTAATATTAATTGTTGTATTAATCATGAGTAACATCCTTCTCTACTGCTATAGTATAAGTGGGAGAGGATTCTACTGAGCCATCGGTATGAGTATATTGCACATCGAAATACAGTGTGCGAATAGGCCAGTTGTCGGTATTTAACACTTGAAACAAATACTCTCCCCCCTCTTTTTCTGTTACTACCATATCTGCCAGTAGTTTATCGGAAACATCACGAACCTGCCCTTTTAAACGACTAGCTACGCCGAGTAGTGGTAAGTTAGCTGCGTCTGTAAAATTGGCAGAAAAAGAAAACGTGTCGCCACGTTTTTGTTTGACTAATGCCATTTCATCACTCTCCTCATTGTGGTGGAGTAGGCCATATTGGATTATTTATATCGCAAGTTGCTGGGAAGTCACGAAGTTCTTGGCGATATATCCTCCAATCATTACGTTTTTCTTCTGTTATTGGATAATCAAGAAGCATATATTTATCTGAAAACATTAAAAGTATGTCTCTTTTACTTCTAATAATTTGTTCCTTATCTTCAATAATAATATTAGCAGGAACATCAATAATATCTGAAAATGTATTATCTAATTCATTGTATATTTGACCTATTTTTACATCGTGATTAGTTTCAACAACCTTCTCATTCCTTGTTGCTAGATCATCTAATGAAGGTAAAAAATCACAAGTAGCAACGATTATATTGTCTTTTAATATACAGTACATTATTTTACCCCCAATACCCAATACTCACCACTTCCACCATCAACAAGATTATATCTATAATAAGTATCGGAATCAGAACCGCTACCACTACCATAACCACTACTAATACCATCTGGTCCAAGTACAGTAACGCTTACACCAATACTAATAAATATAGAAACAATTCCATCTTCGCGTTGTAAATACTTAAATCTAGCGATTCTATCACTATTTCCTCCACTCATATATCCAGCACCAGGATTTACACCCCATATACATTGTGATTCTGTGTACCCTGCAGGAAGTGGAATAACTTGACCATGACTAATTGTTCCTCTAATCACTGCACTTGCATGAACAGTAAAGCCAGCCGATGTGATAGATGATGAATCTAATGTAGAACCAGTGATATTAACACCATGAATATTTCCATCACTATCAATATAGGCAGTATTAGTAGCATTTTGTATTCTACCACCAATAATAGTACCGCCGTTGATAGTAGGACTTATTATAGTAGAACCAGTTATTGTAGAGCCATTAATATTACCATTACTATCAATATAAGCAGTATTGGTTTCATTTTGTATTCTAGTACCTATGATTGTCCCACCGTTAATTGTAGAACCACTAACAGCAACACCTGACACAGTTGAACCAATAATATTTACGCCAGATACAGTACCATCTGAATCAATATAGGCTGTATTATTCGTATTTTGTATTCTTGCACCTTTAATTGTACCACCAATTAATACAGGTGTTCTTATCTCAGAACCAGCCTCAATATGGTCACCTGTTACGGCATTACCAACAATATGAACACCAGTTATCTGATTAGCACCAATTTTATCAGTAGTTATTTCTCCGTCTTTTATCTTTGTACCAACAACTTGTTGGTCTCCAATCATTCTAGCAACAATAACTCCATCATCAAAAACTGTCGTTCCCGATATATGAACAAGCCCAGGAGGAACTACTTCAACTATTGACGTTGTATTTTCATCTGAAAAAACGCCATTCCCGAATATATCTTTATAAGCTACTTTTGCAACAAAATCTCCCATTGTAGCATTATAAGTAAATGAATTATTTTGAGAAAAGAAGTCTTCTCCATTTATGCGAAATGTAATACCAGAACAATCATCAGGAATAGGGTCACAAGATATAACAAACCCTTGAAATACTTTCTCGATAGTTACATTGGTAGGGAAAGCAGGAATGGCTTTATTATATTGAATAGTAATAGGATTAGAATATCTTCCATTTAACCACCTTGCGTACAAATAAACAGTTCCAGACCTTACACTAGGAACTACATTAGCCTGTGTTGTCCTTGTTCGATAAAGCAATCTTAATTCATTGCCAGGGTTTGCATCTTCTCTTAATTCAAAAAAATCAATGTTAATATTATCAGAGTAATCCCAACGCCACAATGCACCATCCCTGCTAAACTCTACTGTAAAGTTTGTGGGGGCAGTTGGTGTATTTGTATTGATTAATGGGTTTACAATTGGTTCTATGGTGTCTGTAATCACATTGACAACATTACTTAATATCTTTTTTAATGCACTTACGAAAGTTCTACCATCACCAGAAATAGAAGGTGGTAAGTTTAAATTATCAGCCAATTACTCCACCTACCCTATGCTTTGCCTTAATTCGTCTATGATACCCTTCTCGAATCCAACTTCGTATTCATTACGATTGAGTGCTAACATAATAACAATCTTGCCGATAATGTTGTTAATAGCGTCATTCGTAAATGGCAGACTATCACCAACAGCAGCCAACTGTGGCGGTCTTTTGATGTAGCGAGTAACTTGTGGTACTGATCCGTATATTGTAGCTGTACCGTTTGCTGCTAACATAATGGGATATTGAGCAACAAACTTCTGAAAATCTGTTGGCAATGATTCAGAAGCAGTCGTAAATGTCTTGTCTCCAACTACTTCATAATACCCAGCAGCAGCCAGAACAGGCCACACCATACTAATGCCGTCATTGACATAAGATAGAAGCTCACCATCTGTATATGTTACATTAAGCGTATCAAAAATACGTTCTCTTATTTTGGACTTAGTAATTAATTCACTGCCTGTCAATTATTATCACCACCTTATTTAGCTGGTTGTGCGGGAATAAACGCATTAGCAATACGATCAACAAGAAGCAATTGATGAACCTCTTTGTCAAACGGAATTGTGTCGGTCAGTGCAATAACTTTTGGTTTTGTTGCGTAATAACGAACGTCAAGCGTTCCGTAATAGTCAGGATCAATATGTTTGAACGACACTTTACCGGTATTGTCAGTAACAAACTGTATGGGATATTGACCAACAAACATAACATATTCTTTGGGTCTATCTATTAAGCTTTGACTTGACAGTGTGAATGACTTAATCATTTCTGGTTCCATTGCAGCAATAAGTTCTCCGGAAATAGAATCTATTGCATCGTTAAGAGCTTCTATAAGTTCTGGGTCGCTAAACCTTAGTTTCTGCATATCGCCAATTTTACGACGCACTCTTATTAAAACATCGTTAACCGTTGCCATTAAATAACACCTTCTTCGCTCTTGCTAAGATCGAAATATTCTTTCACTGTATTTTCATCTATGTTAAACTGCGACAATAGCCCGAGAACTTTTTGTCTCCATAGTGTTTTCGCTTGTTCTTTTGCGGTATACTCTCCGTCAATTAAATATAAATACGCGTACTCTATAATAAGGTCGTCAAAAGCTGACGGCCATTCCGTGTCGTCTATCTCGTTTAAATCTCCTTCTCCGGGAATTGTAAATGAATATTTTGCGTAGTACCTAACAGCCATTACGCGCAGTTCTCTTAGTGCTTCGTTAATAGCCTCTAGCACTTCAAACGGGTTGAACTTAGAAACAGATAAGTCGCGCATCTTAATGCGGACGCGCATAGCGATATTGCTTACGATGGCCACGTTATCACCACCCATATAAAGATAGAGGCCGGTGGAATGTTCCCCGGCCTCATTGTGTTAATTAGTCAGCTTTGTTACCTGTCATTACATGAACGCAGGCAAAGTCTTGTCCGTCGAATTTGGACTTGGCAATACCAAAGATAGCGCCTACTTCAAAGCCTACTTTGTTGCCATAGTCAAATGTTTCTTCGTTCCACTCGGGATCGCTGCCAACTGCCAAACAGCCAGCTTGCGCACCAAGCAGTAACGCATGACCTACGTTAGCGCCAGTGTCGCCTGTAGCGGTAACAGATACGTTCTCATGCGCGTACAAAACTACTCCATCGTACATGCCCTCAGCGCCACTGAAAATTGGGTTTTCTTCTCCGCGAACGTTGGCATATTCCTGGGCAGCAATCCAGACACTATCAGTCCGCAGATCGCGAAGCTGTTCCAGTGTTACCAGCATAACATAAACTGATTTGCCGTTAACTTTAACGGGACGGATTTTAGGAACAACGTGAGTTACGCCGTTTACAACATAAGTAATACGCTTAGAAGCAGCACGCTTGGCTTTAGAAATGACAGCGCATGTCATTTTGTCAGCGTCAACAATCTCAGCTTCTGCTGTAGCGTCACCGCCGTATACAGTGCGGTAAGAAGTAGGAGTAGCAGTCAACTTCGAGAAGAACAAAGCGTCAAACTTCTCAGCGTACCAGTCTTTAAGACCGGCTTTTGCTTCTGCACGCAGGTTCTTAGCGGTTTTCTTTTCTTCCATTTTGCCTTTCAAACGAACAGCGTGACGAATTTGGTTAATCGTCACAGACAGGTCGTAGAATTGCATCGCTTCTTCATTACCTTCCAATACGTCGTCGCCTTCAACGCCAGCGCCAAGGAGCGGCATACGCAAGCTAAGAGTAATGGTATCGCCAGCTTCTTTTTTCAGATCGTCTTTTACATGAATAATAGATTCGCTGGTCTTGCCCATAAATTTAGAGAAGAAACTCTCTTTGATTGCAGCCGTCCAGGTATCTTTCGCCCACGCTTTTTGTACTAATGCACTCGGAATTACTGTATCTGCCATTATTAATCATCCTCCGAAATTTTATTTGTTTTTAAATTTGGACATAAAAATTGCACCGTTCGGAGGAATCACTTAGAATTAACCTTCCAGCAAGAGTTTCTTGTACTCTTGTGGTATTTGGTCCCATTCCATTTCCTGCAGCATACGCGCTAGTTCGGCCTGTGTTGGACCGCCTTTTGCATTGCCACCGGAAAGTTGATTCGTCCTTGGGTGCTTGTCGATTTCATTTAGTTTTTGTTCCGCCGTTTTCTTTGGCGGTTCTACAGGAATTGTTTCCTGCGTTGTTTCAGAAGGTTTGTTGCTTCTGTATTGGTGTTCTGACGATTCCCAGAAGTGTTTTACGGTCAGAACATCTTGCGCTGTACCTGTTCCTGCCTTTGCCCTCTCAAACGCGCCTACATAAACTTGTTGAAGATCGGGTGGCAGTTGGTTAACGCGGTTTACCATGTACTCCCACACTTGTTGGTAGTCAGGTTTTGCTGTTTCTTGTGCGGCAAACTCGTCAAACATGGACTTCACTTTTGTCCGTTCCTGTTCGACACGAATTTTCTCGCCTTCGATTCGCTTTGCTTCTGCCACAACATTAGCGTGCAGTTCATTAGCGATCAGCGTAATTTCAGCAGCATCATCTTCGTCGCTGTAAATGTCAGGCTTTCTGCCATGATCTTGCTCAAACATGACTTTTGCTTGCTGAATCAGTTGCCGACGATAACTGCTTGTCGGTTCGCTTGCCTTCACTTCTTCATCTTGCTTTGCTACCGGTTCAGCTTGATGCTGTCTCTGTTCAAGCATTGCGCGAAGCTGCGCAAGTTCCTGATCCCGTTGCGCGAGTGCAGCTTCTTTTTCTGCTGCCCTCTTCGCTTCTTCCTGCCTCTTTTTGCGCTCTTCTTGTAGCGCTGCCAACGGAACAGTTTTACTATCGCTTTCCTCTTTACTCGGCTGTTTATCGAGTGCCGGTTCCTCGGTTGATTCTGGCGATGTATCTGTATCCTGCTGCGCGGCAGGTTCTTCTGTTTGTTCCGGTTCTTTTGCCGGTTCCATAGCATCTACTGTTTCTCTTGCTACTTCTTCACTAATTCCTTCGTCCATAAGTTCTTTTACTAAATCTTCGTTCATAATGTCCTCCTACGCCCGATACTGCGGCGACCAGCTATTTTGTCAGCTTAAACTTGCGGCCTAACCACTGACATTGAAAGGCCGTGTGCTTTTACGCCCTAGCAGGCGAATAAAAAACACCTGTTATTTATGTGCTTTCGTTAGTAATACTTTATTGATCGTCGTTTTGTTGTTCCGTATTACCTTTATACTGCAAGTAACTATAGTGCGCTACCATTTGCAACGCTTTTTCCACCTGACCAATAAGCGGGTGGTCAACTGTACTACCCTTGGCCAGCTTTCCAGTGATATAGGTAATTGCCTTACCGATATCCAATTTTGATTTCTCTACTAATTCTTCTGCACTCAGCGCAACTTCCGCTGTGTGCGCAATGTGCTGCTGCAGCACAGGTAGTTCCGCCTGTTTCTCGTTCGCTTTCGCTACTATTGATCGTCTTGCCACTATTGTCACTCCTTATTTTGGTTTGCAACCGCCTTTGCCTTTCTTCTTTGGCACTACAACCACCCCCTATTCGTCATACTGCGCTACCATGACATTAAAGTGAATGTTGTTCTTAAAACTGTCTAACAGCCCTATTGCCGTCAGATACGGGATATTACTGGACATGGTGTATTCAAATCCGCCGTCTTTGTTAATTAAAATAATCATGGCGCTTTCAATATTTCCACCATGCAGCTTGTTGTTTAAGTCGTCAATCATGTTGCCTAGTTCTGTTAGGTGAACTATTTTCCCCATGCCTACACCCGATCAGCGTCAGAGGCAACTTGCCCTCTGAAACACTTGCTTAGCTCGATTACTCTTGCATACGAACACTTGCGATAAAAGTCAATATACGCCGGGAAACCACTTACAACGTCGCGCTTTAAATCACATTGCCCCATGTGACCGGCCAACACCAGCTTGCAGTCGTCGTGAACACGGGTAATGATCTTCTTTAACTGTGCTTTTGTGAAGTTTTGCGTTTCGTCGATAAAGACAACCTTGTCTCCACTTAGATTTCTGCCGCGAAGAAATCCGTGTGGCTTGGGATAAACCCACACATAACCTTCTTTCAGCATTTTCATTTGTTGCGCTTTAAGTGCCGGATCGCGGCTTGCGTCCTCGTTGAATAC